ACAAGAAAATATTTTTGTGCTATATTATTTTCCTCCTTATTGAGTTGCTACGGGTGGTGGATTATTTGGGTCTGTTACACCTATCAATCTATAGCTTGAGATATATTGCCCCGTAGATTTATAACCATATCTCTGCTTCATTTTTTCCATACCATCTTTGAATTGTCTAAGATAGAAAGCAGCATGGTTATCTTCCCTCTTCAAAGTCCAATATCGTCCAACTGCCCCTAACCAAATAAGGTCATGAAAATCCTCTGGAAGCGAGGGCATTTCCCCTATTACATAAGTATCTCCCGATACACTTGCTCCACCAAAGGCTCTTTTTAGAGTAATAACTGTATTACTTGTACGGGATGTAATTTCGTACCACCAGTCATCAGTATCAAACTTGAAGTATCGTCCAACCATAGCCGCAGTCCAAGTTGTACTCCCTCCAGTTATAGCATATTTACTTGTAGTAATAGTGATAGAGGCGGTTCCCGTTGTATAGTCATCAACTGATAAATCCCTAACGGATTTTTCGTAAACTATCGTAACGGTTTTTCCAGCTGTAGAGGGAATGGGAAAGATTTGAATTTCTGTTTCATCATTTACAAAGTAGAATTCCGCTATGTTTGAAGTATAATCTGAACCATACTGATTTAACTTAGTCCAGTAATCCCAATCAGAAATTTCCTTAAGAGAATAGACAATATCAGAAACCGTTACTGAAACCGACTTAACTCTCTTTATATTGTAAGGAAAAGTATATGCCTGTTGAGATGCCACAGTTGAACAAGTTCCCGAAGTTTCCATAAAAGGCCAATTCCAATAGGAAAGAATATTCCTATGAACCATGTTAATATAACGTCCACCTCTTGTCACATTGGCAGTTGCTGTATCCTGCGTCTCATCCTGATAAATTGTATTCAAAGTTTGCCAGCTTAACATTTTTTATGTCCAACTTGTCTGGGGGGCAGTTACCCCAGTATAACTTGATTGGTTAATGGTTTGCCCAGTAAAAGTAGCGTGAGAGTCTTTGGGATTTCTCCCTCCATACTTATATCTGGCTCCAGTAACCCTGCCTCCATATTTAAGTCTTAATCCTCTAAGTCCTCCATATTTATATCGTCCCCAACGGTCTCCCTGAGAGAATGTAGTTTGATTTGTAGTATCTTGAGTAAAAGCTGTTTGATTTGACATAATTAAAGACTTTCCAGGTACGGAACCCAGTAGTCTTTAATGATTTTATCAACATCGTAGGCTTTTGTAAATTCAACTGCTTTTCTTTTATACTCCTCTTTATCTCCTTTATAGATTTTTTCTAACGCTTCTAAAATACTTTCCATTTTTGGGTGATATTGGTAAGAGGCTAAAGGTGTCCACCACTTCTCACTTGACTCAACCGCTATACCTGAGCCGAGAAGTTCGGGCATTGAAGTCCAGTTACCAACAATTACTGGCGTACCACACGCTTGACTTTCAATTACGGGAATTCCAAAACCTTCACCCATAGCAGGATTAAGTAAGACATCAAAAGACGAATAAAGTTTAGCCAAGTCCTCTGAGGAAAATTTAAAGAGATAATTATAATATGCCGTATGGATAAGTTTATCGGCTATCCCCAAGTGAATACAATATTCAATTAAGTTCATTCCCCCTTGTTCAGTTCCTACCGCTGTATGAAGATAGAGTCTTGCATTAGGTTTATCTTTGGCAAAATTAGCAAACGCCTCAAGAGACTGCTGAAATGATTTTCTTGAAGGTAGACTTTTATTCTGAGCTACCATTCCTACACAATAAGAGTCTTCTGGAATATTAAATATCTTACGGCTTTCTTTCTTATCTCTTGGATTAAAAATTTTAGTATCTATACAATGGGGAATATATAAGGCATCAATTCCTGCTCTTTTAAAAGCCCTCTGCCCATGTTTAGAATAAGCAATAACCTTGTAGGCTTCTCTTGCCCTAACTAAAACTGGAGGTGGAACTTCTTCATGGTCAACTGGACACCAACTTATCCACTTAACTTTGTTGGCAAAAAGAGAAGTATTCATCGGCCAAATATCCATCAGGGTAATCACAATATCTGCCTTAAAATCCTGACTGTGAGAAACTATACTATCTTCTCCCCAAGTACTGGCTATTATGGGATAACAGATAATCCCCCCCATATTAAGTATTCCACCCTGAAGTCCGTAGTAAGATGAAATTGCCATAGGATAACCTGTTTTTTGCAGTCCCTGAGTAACAAGAGCTGTCTGATTTCCATAACCTGTTGGAGTCCAAGCAGAATTGGAGTGCCAAAGTATCCGTAACTTTTTCCCAGATACATTTAATCCCTTTGAACTTTTGCCTTCTAAGTGAGTAAGTTTTGCTGTAGAACAGACAATTTTATATCCCGCCTCTTTTACCTTTTTACACCATTCCCTGTCGGATTCGTAGTGGGGAAACTTAATTTCATCCCATAGTCCAACTTTATCAATCACTTCTTTTTTTATCAGCATACAAGCTCCTGTAACCCATTCTACCTCTCTTACTTTATCGTACTGTCCTTTGTCCTCTTCACCCATTCCAGTATGTGCTCCAAATCCAAAAGCTCCTGCATGTTGGATTTTACCGTCTGGGAATTTAAGTATTGCACCTGCTACTCCATCCAAATCATCAACCATTTGTTTCAACCACCCGTCTTGGAGATTACCCATGCAGTCTGGGTTCAGAAGTAGAACATTACCTTGAGCCAGTTTTAACCCTTGATTAACCGCATGGGTAAAATTGTAATTCCTGTCGTTTATGATGTAATCTACTCCTTGTTTATTAAGGTAAGTTTTATCGTTTGAGTTATTGTCAATTACAATAATTTTATACTGATAACCTGCCTTAGATAACCCTTCAAAACATTTATCCAAGACCTCCTGCGAATTGTAGGTAACGATGATAATCGTAACAAAATCTTTCTTCTCTATTTTCTGGGTAACTTCTATGAAATTATCCAACTGTTTATCAAAATCTAAGTCTTTGGTGTACCATTCCCGATTATATTCCTCAATTCCTTTTTCCGTTATAATCTTTACCTCACACCCGCAGCGATAGGCTTCTTCAGGAAGGCCAGAATACCCGTCATAAGAGTAAAAGACTTTAGTACTTTTAAGAAGAGAAGACAATTCCTCTCTTGTTTTAGGATAGTCTAAAGTAATCTCCGTTAAGTCTTTAGTTTCTTTAACTCGTGGAATATCTTTTCCCTTTCCCACCCAAAAACAATTCTTGGTTCTTTCTGCTGTTGATGAATTATTAAAGAAATTTTCTATCACATCAATCTTTAATAGTGGAGCATCATAGGATATCTTATTCCAAGTAAAGACAGTTTCGCTGTAACTTTTTGCCCCACCTAAAAGTCCAGGAGTGTTTAGAACATACCTAACTACCTTCTTTGCCCCAAAAGGATTTCCCCAGACTATTTCAGGATAAACCGCTATAAAATCATCAGTTATATTTTTTGGGTCAAGGTAGAGAGTATTCCAATCTTTATTTACAATTGGATTTGAAACATAAGCCTCTTGTCCCCGTCTGTTAAGTAAGTGACAAAGTCTATGAAGAGCCCGTATTCCACCAGAGTTATTACGGTAATCAGGAGTCCAAATGAGATATTTACCCATTAATTCATCATAGCAGATTTTTATTTAAATTCAAAATTATAATATTTGGGCTCTCCACCCAAAGTCAAAATTAGATGTTGATGGAGCAACTTCACAATTAACAGTAAAGTATGTTGCTCCTATTGTATCAACCCAAATCGTTCCTATATCAGTTGTTGGATTTTCTCCACCCACAATACTTATATTATCAAGTGTTGGAGTAACCGCAAGTCCATGAGTGATAATTGCCGAAGTTGCTCCACTTGCAATAGTTCCTGTTCCTGAATTTTCGGTAACAAAACCAATTAAATTTTTGATTTTACCCATTGAGGTAGTAAATCCAGTTATAGCCCCAGTATTACCAGTAACATTTCCCCCTGAACAAAGAAAATTAGTCACGCCAGTTACAAATTTTATGCCCCAAGCCTGTGTTTTTACGACTTGGTCGTCATAAGCAATAAAATTATCAATACTTACGCTATCACAAAGTCCTATTGTCATAGCTCCATTACCACCTTGATCTGCAACTTGTACACTATTTCTAATAATTACACTATTAATATGAACCCGATTAAGTGAACCACTGGCATCTCCGCTAAATCCTATATACATTCCGTCAACAGCACTATTTTTAATATTTACTTTTCCTATTTGAATATTCTGACTTGCGCCAAATGAAGCAGACACAGAAATTCGTATTTGCGGTTTATATGAAACACCTGTTTTATATCCATCACTATTAACTTCTCCTACTTGAATATCGGTTAAAGCTAAGGAAGAGGCTGTCTCCAACTGTAATGAATACATACAGTCTTTTGCGTTGATTACTCCTATATTTATATGGTCTCCCCCATCCTGAATTGTCATAACCGAACCAGCTAAAGAATTTCCGTTAAGCACTCCAACCGTTGCGTGGCTATTGCGCTCTAAATCTAAACATCCAGCTCCACCTAATGCCGTATAGGAGTCTTTAGCATTAATGTATCCAATTCTATTATTTGGTCCATAATATAAAACTAAAGCACTATATTGACCAAAGTTTTTAGCCTGTAAATAAGGAAAGTAACCATTTGTAGAATACATCGCAATCGGGCAGGCTTGAAATTCTGTACCTGATGCTGAATAACCTTGATTGGCGTAATTTCCATCAATCCATCCATAGCACTCAATCGTTGTATTATCTATTACTTCCCCATTTCCAGTCCCTGCAATATTTCCTGCAAAAAATACTTGAAGTTGTAGAGAGGCGGCTTGCGTGATTGTTGCTCCTTTTTCAATGACAATATGGATATTATTGTTATTAAGGTCAGCGCCTATTTTCATTGTTTGAGCAACAGTATCGCCTACGGCATAATGAGCGACAGTAAAGGTATAGGTACTCCCGCCTTTTATTACTATTTTTCCACCACTTGTTGGAAGATTATTTATTGCATATTGTAGTGGTACGGCAAAATCGGTACTGGTTGAAACCGCTGTCCCTGTATCATCATAGGCTATGTAATTTGAACCGCTTTTAATAAGAGTAAAAGAGGCAGGATTAGCAGTGGCAATTATATCTGCCGCTGTACGAAGTTCGTTTACATGAGAAGGATAGATGTCGTCATCATCAGTTAATGTTTGAGAATTTGAATTATTTCCAGGTGTCCATAACATATTATTTTTAATAAATTAACATTATCTAAACCACATAACATATATGTTGGCTGTTCCTGTTGGAGAAGCTTGTTTAGTCCACGCTATAACTCCACCGTCTGAATTAAATGTTAATGCACCAAGTGCATAGTTACCTGACGCTGGTTGTAAACAAATATCTGAACCATCTGTACTATTGAAATTACCAGCTGCACCATTACCAAGTACAACTGAATGAGTTGTTCCATTAGTTAATCCAATTGAATGCGTTACGGTAGCGGAAATATTAGCAAATATAACAGCTGCTTTTGGAGTAAAACCCGCTCCAGTTAAGGTTTGATTACCTGATGCTGTTGCAACATCATAAGTATGTACTGTTACTTTAAACCTTGAATCTGAATATAATACTCCTGGATTAAAAACTGGCATATTATACTTCTATAAAATTAATAACAGAAGTCCCAGCAGTTACAATTCCAGTGACAACACCCGTATATAAACTTGAGCCTGTAATCTCCATAGCCCCTCCATTTGCATTAAGCCTATAACCACTATTTATATTAGCCAATGTTCCAAAAGCTATATAAGAATCTCCAGTCCCATCATTTGACATAAATAAAGCTCTTCTTGAAGTATTTGAGGCTCTTATTGTTCCAGAAGTATTTGTTAAAGCCACAGAACCATTTGCATTAACTGTAGCAGCTCCCACATAACTGTTAATATTTACTGTTCCAGCTTTCAACATATCCA